CTATAAATGTCTAAATCAAGCTTTACAACCTAAAGTAGTGGGACCCCTTTATATATATAAGGGATTGATATAATAAAAAAACGTTTGAGAAATGAAATGAATAGGGACCCCTCACCCGTGATGTGTGGTGGGTGAGTGTGTGTCCAACAGGACACACACATGTTTGTGTATTAGTCTAGTACTGCCATGTATTGTTTTGCAAAGTGTTGCTTAAACCAATTAAGTCCTTTACGTACTGTGTCATATTCCCCAAACATTTCAGAGCCAATGATTGTATCGTAAACAGCTGCCGCAAACTCAGGCATTGTAGTTGCTTCACCAGTAAATCTATTCTTAACCTCAACCTCAACTGTTGGGTCTTCTGGTAGTTCTACATCAAATGGTAGTTTGTATTCTTTGTTATTATATTTAATTGTTTTCATGTGTTCCTTTCTGTTAATAGGACTATCCTAGTTTATTAGGATAGCCCTGTCAACTAATTAATTCCAAAGATCTTTGACGATTGCCCCGTTGGTTGCTTTGTTCAATGCCTCGAGATACTCGGTCTCAGTCATCATTAAATATGTTAAACAGAATTCATGTTTGATCTGTTGCGTTGCTCCTGGTGTTCTTAGGTAGTCAACTGCTTTGTCTAACATCTCCTGACGTCTTGCGCCACCTGGCATGTATTCATCTTTAATTGTTTTCTTTGTCATAATATTTCTCCTGTATTTGTTATAGGACTATCCTAGTTTATTCAACTAGAATTGTCAACCCTATTAATTACAGTTTCTGTATAAGTTCCGTCTCTCCACCCATACTGTCGCTGTTCCTTGGTAACCTCTATTGGTGTTTCAAGGGGCTCGGTCCTTGGTGCAATAGCAATTACTTGCTGTACATACTTATGAGCAAAGTCATTGTAACAACCTTGACTACAAAAATAATTGTAGAAATTAGTATGTTGAGTATTAAATTGTTTTATCTTTTTAGTTCTTAAGACCTTACTACCCTTGACACCTCGTATTCTATCTTGAGTGTGTTGAGTATGACAGCTTGGTCCATGACACCATACATAATCAGACATTATTCCCAACTCCTTTTCATTCTTCTCATTTCAGAATATAACTCCAACATCTGAAACTTATCACAAGAATTAATCCACTTAATTAATTCCTGTCGCATTGCTTTCTGTTCCTCGTAGGCTTTAGCTTTATTGCTGTCTTGTATTTCAAAATGTGTTTCGTTTTGTTCAGCCATTATTTTTTTCCTTTCTATATCTTTCGTTTTGTTCGTCTATGTAATCTTGCGTTGACCTTGCAAAATATAATCCTACCACTATTAAAGTTGTAATCATACCTAAAAATATCCACTCCATTAGTTCCCCCTCTTAATCCAATAATTGCCCGTTGCAGTTCTGTAATTGTTTGCGTCAATATCAAAATAAGTAATACATGGTTTCATTGCTTTAGAAAACCAATACTTAGATTTTTCTGTCCACTTGCCTCTACGTTCTATAAACTTCTTATGCTTCTCGGCATAGTAAGATATTTTAAATGTTTCGTTGTCTGTCATAATATTCCTTTCTGTTAATAGGACTATCCTATAATATAGGATAGCCCTTGTCAAATGTTAATTTACACTTTGTTCATATTTTTTTCGTGCCTCTATTTTCTGGGCTAATGTTAAAGGTTTGTTATTCTTTAAGCCTTTAATCATATCAGCTAGATTTTTAGGATTGTAGATAGTTAAGCCCGTTGAGTTAGTTCTAATCAATTCAGCTTCCTCTATTTCAATACCTAGTTCAGTTGCAAGTTCTATTGCTTCACTCAAGTATCTATATGCTTTCAATCCAATTTTTAATTGGTCGCATTGTTTAGTTATACTATTTACCCATGTTTGATGAGTTGCTACAACTTGACCTTTGGCAATTCTCCAAGTTTCAAATTGTTTGTATTCATCTTGAGTACACGCAATAGCACGAGAACGACAATAGCTAGTTCCAATGACATCAAGATAATATTGGTCATCAAATGTTTTTGCCATACCCGTATTTTCGTTATTATGATAGTTAGTATATCCAAGTGCTTTCATACATTCTTCAACATGCTTTGTTTTGTGTGGATTATCTTTGTTGTCATTTTGTTGTGCAAAGATATCTGGGTTGCAATCCATAGCTTTTAAATCTTCTCTAAAATATGCAACTGCAAACTTTTTGCCCTCATCACTACCATACTCACTACCATTTAGATTACCAAACAAACCAAAATCAAAATGTGATTTAGTTTCTGTTTTCTCTCCCTCGTCATCAACACCCTCATTGTGTGCAAAGTAAAAGCATTTATCTTTTGCTACAACATCACAAGGACTTCCATATTTCTTTTTGAAAGTTCTTAATACTGCAACATCTTCTTTTGGATAAGACCTCTCAACAACATCAACAGCAAGTTTATGTGCGTGTTCATATTGTCTATTAACTTCTTCCCTTGCTTGTAGGTAGTCCTCTCTCTCTTGCGTGTCCTCATTCTCAAAGACATGTTTTATTTTATTAAAGAGTTTGTTTCTTAACTCGGTGTTCATTCTTATTTTTGTCATTTTGACCTTTCTGTTAATTGTTATAATTATTTTTATAAACCACTTGACATTATTTGTCAATAGGATTATATAGGAGATATTCCCTTTTTCTAATATACGGAATTAAAAAATCGTATAAGGGGATGAGATTGATAGCACGTACTTTGTGGTCGTGCTACTGATCCCTGATCCAATGTGGCAAAGTCGGACGAAAGCCCACGCCATTGGATCTGGGATCAGTCATTGTTGACTGTGAGAATAAACACTAGAACACGGGTGAAGGAAAACAGAATAGGCCCCTGATGAGACTAGATAAATGTCGTCCTCTAGGCCCCGCGTAGCATAGTGACTGATCATTATTTGCTGGACCCAAACTGGAGGTAAACCCGGGCAGTTGGATGGGTCCTGCTAATAATACCAAGTTAGGGGTACATATCTTGCCTATGGCATTTCCCTGGACCTAAGCTGTGACCTGAAAGGGTAGCGTCGATACTTGGACCAGTAACGCTGAGTCACCTGATCAGTGAGCGTTGCTGGTATATGAATAAAATGGGGGCAACGAGTTGACGCTGGCCGGCGTTGTAAAAGAAGACCTGGCATGTTCAGGCAGCTCGCTCCCTAGCTACTTTAGAATGATTCTAAGTTGCATTCTAAAGAAGGGGCCAAGCTTCAAGCGGCAAGCAACAAGCGGCAAGCTGGTAAAAAAGATTTGACAAATGCTATAGGATAATATAGGATGTATTTATTAACAGAAAGGTAAAATATGGAAAATGAACAATTGAAAAGAATAGCGGATGCCTTGGAAGAGATCCTGAGACTGGTGAAGCAGGACCAGGAGAGATCTAAAAAATATATGGAAGAACAAAACGATGAGATATAAATCTCATCGTAACTTGCTGCGCTGGTTCCTGGAGGACCAGCGACAGTTGCCCGCGGCCTACGTTGCCAGCTGCCGGAAGTTTTTTAAAGAGTTGAGTGACAAGCAACAAGCGGCAAGCCGCAAGCAACAAGCGGCAAGCAGGGAGCTTGACAAGTCAAAAGATTTATAGTATAGGATAATAAAGGAGAAAGAATTATGAAAGTAAAAGAAGCATTAAAAATTACAGACTCATTCACTAGAACGTCTAAGATGCCTGGCTTAAGTTACTCACTTCCAGCGTGGGCCTGCCAAACTGGCTCCAAGCTAAGACTCGTTAAGACTTCACCGTGTTACGGCTGTTACGCCCTGAAGGGTAACTATACAAGATACCCTGCAATAAGAGAAGCGCAATATAGAAGACTGGACGCTATCAGTAACCCTAAATGGGTCGAAGCTATGGCTGCTGTGATCAAGCGTCAAAAATGGTTTAGATGGCATGACGCGGGAGACGTACAAAGTCATGAGCATATGGCAAAAATCATAGAAGTGTGCAAGCTCACACCTGACACCAAACACTGGTTACCAACTCAAGAGCGGCAATACTTGCCAGCTCCTGAAGAGGTTCCAGCGAATTTAATAATTAGATTATCTAGATCTAAAGTCGATGGACCAGCAGGGAATGCCTGGACCCATGACTCAGGCGTCACGACTGGTGGCCTTCAAGCTCGAACGTGTCCAGCGCCGGACCAGGGCGGCCAGTGTTTAGACTGTCGAGCTTGCTGGAATAAAGACGTTAAGAGTGTTATATATGGTAAACACTAAAAATTTAAATGACATTTATTTTCAAACATCCAAAATTTTACAGAATCCCCAGGGATAAATCGGACCAGGTCATTAGCTGGAGAACCCGCGACGGCGGGGTACAGCGTGCACCTGGTTCGGGCCACAAGCCTCAAGCTCCAAGCAGCAAGCCACAAGCAACAAGCGTCAAGACCAGCAAGCCACAAGCATCAAGCGCCAAGCTGCTCAAGATGATTGATGCAAGCGGCAAGCCCTGAGCGGCAAGCGTCAAGCTTCAAGCCACAAGCGACAAGCTCCTGTATTCTCTTTCCTCTGTATAAGTAAACTTCTTCGTGTCCAAAAAGTTTTGAGCCTCGAGACAAGAGGCGAGAAACTAAGATGAAAGTATTGTCAGGATGCTTAATATGGAAGGCAATTTGATGGGGTGAGAACTTAATCTTGTTAGCTCTTGTTATCTTCAGTTCCAATGTAAAAAAGTGCCTATTAGTATTATAGCCCAATAGATCGGGAGTACCAAAAGCACTAAGGTTTTCAAGTCTAGTCCAACTAATTTGCTTAGTATTTTTCTTAATTTCATGCCAAAATTTTGTTTCAGGTTTCATTAATATTCACCCTAACAGGTGCCTATGTAAGTATGAATTTTTTCAGTTTTGGTATCTGATCTTTGAGGTCAGGTTTGATCACAACTCTAACAGAAGGTTGGCCTATTATAGTCGATTCCTGAACTTCAATTTTACCAATCGGGAAAATATTTCCGCTGCCATTATCCATGTAGATCGTAGCATTGCTTACGGCGTTGCCTTTAGTACCATCTGTAAATTTGTCAAGATATTCTTGTAGGTGTTTTACATACATTATTTTTTTGGTTCCTTTCCCTTGCCTGGACCTGATTTAATTATGTATTTGAATGTGCCATTGGCTCCTGATTCAACAGCCTTAACCAGGTGTTTAAACAAAAAGTTTTCTTTTAACTTTCTCTTGGTCTTTTCTGCATATTCAGTTAATTTCTTTGTATCTCTCATGTATTGCCTTTTATAAAATGTTAGGGTAAAAGTCAAACATGGGATTACCTAAAAGATTGACAGAGAAACAGAAAAAATTCGCTGAGCTTATTGTGTACAACGACGGAAGCAGAGATGCTTGGGAGTGTGCAAAAGAAGCTGGCTACGGCCCAACGTCAGACCTTGCAGCAAGAGTCGCCTCTTCAAGATTAACTAACCCTCAATTGTACCCTCTTGTAGTTAAGTACATTGGTGAGCTGCGTGAAGAAGCCAGAAAGAAGTACGAAGTTACTATGGACAGGCACCTTGAGCAACTTGCAAAAATACGTGACCAAGCGTTGAAGAAGGGAGCATACTCTGCAGCGGGTAATATGGAAGTAGCTAGAGGAAAGGTTGCCGGATATTACATTGACAGAAAAATGATTAAGACAGGTAAGATTGACGAATTAGACAGAGAACAATTGATGTCTAAATTAGAAAAGATTGTAGAAGCCCATTCAAAAATAATTGATGGTGAAGCTATAGAAGAACAACCGCAAATAGAGCTATCATCAGAGCCGGAAGATGAAATAGAAACCATAGAAGAAATAGAGCAAGAGACACTTGAAGAACCCATTCCAGAAGAGCCAGAACCTTCATTACAATAATATTTTTTTAATAGATTTAATTACAGAAGTTGGAATAATCGTAGTATTACCAATATTGTCAAATGTAGGTTTATCTTTTGTTTTAATGTAATCAGTAAATATTCTGGTCACTCCGTTTTTTTGATTGACTAAATATCCTTTAGAGACACATGTAGGTAACTTTTCTTTATTTAAATCTTTTGTGGTACTCCAGCCGGCATCACCTTCGATGTCCAGCCATTCTATTTCTACAAAAGGGTAGTCTGATATATTGTTGCCCAATGACTTTAAATTCAAAGGGATAGTTTTCTTATTTTTATTTTTTGATCTTTTATTCATAGCTGATTCCTTTCCACTCTATAAGATATAAATATATATAATTATATAAATTCTGAAAATATTTCTGAAACGCTGTGGAAAATGTGGAAATCATAAAAACAACCCTTAAGTACTTGAAATCATTGAATAAAAGTTCCACAAAAAGTTCCACATTTCGCCAAAAAAAAATGTGGAAAATGTGGAAAATGGCACATTCTGACGCAGATTTTGGCCTAAAGTTTAGAATCATTCTAAAGTAAAACCCTTTTTCCACGAAATTTTCGTGGTTTCCACAAAAGTTCCACAAATTAATTTTACTCATTTTTCCCCGTTTCTCGACTCTCGCTCCTAGCTGCTCGAACCTTGTAATAAGCATCAACTCGGGCCAGCCACTCGTGACTAAGTGCTCGAAACTCGGAGCCATTGATTATGAATCGTTGAAAAAAATTATCAGGAGTACACATCAATATAACTCCTTGCTCGATCTCAGAACCGTGCACGTAGTTATGAGCCATCGCATAAGCCACCATCTGCAACTTATAATCAGTTATCCACTCGATACGCTTAGGTTTATTAGATTGCTTAAAGTCTATTATACTATCACGCCCCATATAAACTCCAACGAGATCAGTTGCACCGGCATATAGTCCAGGATAGCTTACTACCACCTCAGAGCCCCATATTTCCTCCAAATCAGGCAAACCCTTATCGATGATCGTTTTAGCCATCGAATGAGCTTGTACGCCCGCCTCAGTCATGTCTAGCACCTCTTTTTCAAGTATATAACCCTCTAAAATGCTATGCATGATAGTTCCTCGATTAGCAGCAGTATTCTTAATTCTATCCGCTTCAACTTCTCCAACTTTAGCTTTCCATTTAGCCAAAGATTCTAACTTATCTTGAGGCTGAGTTGCTGATAATATAGTTGTAACACTTGGTAACTTTTCTTGAGATACGTCATAGACTCTTTCATTATTTAACAGAGCCCTAGTTGATGTTGGGTAGATAAATTTTTTATTCCACTTCATTTAATTCCTCGGGTTTAATCTCTTCAAATTTTTTTATTAAATTTTCATGGAGTCCTTTTTCTCTTGCTTCTTTGACAGACATAACAATTTGGTTTTCTGCCTCGGCTCCATTTCGCATGAAAGCATAACTATCGTTTTCTGAATGTAATATAATATTACCTTTTTCTATTTTTAACCATGACTCTCTTTGTGAACTCATTTTATCTCCTTTTCATTTAGTTCCTCTTTCCAACCATTTTCCATACTAAAGTTTTCTGGCCAACCTAACTCACTAGTAAAATATTTTCCAGAATATTTATACCAGCCAGTTACTTCTAAATGATCTCTAATTTTTTCTAAACTATGTTTAAAAAATCTTCTGTTTTTATGATCTAAATATTTTTTAGTTAAATCATCATCAGCATTAGCAACTAACCACCCCATAAGTGAATAGACATAATCTTCTTCATCTGTAAAAGTTTCTTTATTTTTATTCCATTTCATTAGCATTACCTTTCTTATTATAATATAAAACCATTCTTTTAGATTTCTCAAACTTTTCTAATCTTTTTTTCATTTTTTGGTTCTCTTCATATAGTTCATTGTAGCGCACTGTAAGTCTTTTAATTTTTGGCTCATATAAATTTCTATAATGCAGGCTCCAATTCTTAGCTATCTCAGCTTGTTTTGACATGGTGCTTATTTTAAATCTTCATTATCAATAATGTTTTTCTTTACCCATTCCTCACCATATTTTTTAAGGAATCTTTTTGCCATAGAACGTTTAGCTTTATCTGACATAATCT